GGTCGCGGGCTCATAGGCCGCCTGCGCTGCCTGCTGGACCTGCGTCGAGAGGGTCTCGACGTTCCCGCCTGCGTTCTGGATCGCTTTGGCGGTGAGCGCGGTGACGTCTTGGAGCCGCTGAAAATAGACGGCCGTCGAGCCGTATATCTCGCGGCTGATGTCGAGATAGGCCTGCGCGGCGTCGGCGAACTCGTCCTGGTCGACGCGGCCGCCGCCCTGGATGATCCCCGCGAGCGGGCTGAACGCCGCCTGCGCCCGGCTCTCCCGCGTGCGGAGCGACAGCCCCGTGTCCCCGCGATAGGTGAGGTCCTTGAGCAGGTCCTTGAGCGTGCCGGTCATCTGCTCGGCGGCCGCCTTCACCGCCTCGGCGCGCTTGATGCCGTAGAGCTTTTCGATGTCGGCGAGCTCGGCCTGGCTGGCCCCGGCTTCCGCCGCGATCTTGCGCAGCTCGTCGAACTGCTTGTTCACATCGTCCAGCGCCGCGCCGACGGGATCGGTGTAGCGCTTCAGTTCGGTGAAGATGCCCTCGAACTTGACCGCCTTGTCGATCGCCTTCTGGAGGTCGCCGCTGCCGGTGAGAAGCTTCTTGGTCGAGATGCGCAGCCCCTTGAGCACGCCATCCTCGATGAGGTTGCGCATCGCATATTCGGCCGCCTTCTTCGCGGCGTCCTCGCCCTTGCCGAAGTTGACCGCTCCCTTCGAGGTCTTGGTGAGGCCCTGCCCGGTGGGATCGACCACATAGCTCTTGTTGCGGATGCCAATCGAGACCGCGCCGGCGGTGGAATCGACCGTCAGCCCAAGCGCCTGCGCGATGCTGTCGATGCTGTCGATAATGCCCCCGGCGGCCTCGCTCGCGGCGGCCTTGCGCTGCGCCGAATTGCCGACCGTGCCAGTCACGCCGAGCGACCCTGAGGAATCCCCGATGATCGCCGAGCCCTTCTTGGTCTTCTTGAGCAGTCCGCCGACGAACGAGCCGATCGAGGAGCCGATGATCGAGCCGATCACTGGCCCTATGCCGGGGATGAAGCTGCCGACCGCGCCGCCGATGGCCCCGCCAATCGCGCCGCCCTTCTGCGAGCCTTTGAAGCCGAGGAGTTTGAAGACCGAGTCGACGGCCAACCCCATGCCGGCGCCCGATAGGGCGCTGCCCGCGGCGCTGGCGGCATCCAGGCCGAGTGAGGGGAGGAGCTTGCGCGCGACACCCTCGCCGAGCGCGTCGAAGATGCCGGCCGTCTGGATCGCGCTCGTCGCCGCGCCGATCTTGCCGCCCGCCAACGTGCCCGCGAACAGCGCCACCTCACCGATGCTCTGCGCCGAGAGCAGCGGGTTCTTCCTCGTGATCTTGAGCTGCTCCTGCACCGCCACCTTGACGGCGTCGAGTGCGACGCCCGCCTTACGGTTCACGCCGCCGGCCACCGCGCCGAGTCCTGAGAGCGCGGTCGGAAAAAGGCTTTCGAGCATCGAGGCGTCGAGACCGCTGAACCCCGCCTGTCCCTGCTCTCCGCCATATGCCGTGGGGGTGGTGGCGAGCTGTGTGATCGATGGTCCATTGTCGTTCGCGCCGGCGGCCCCGCCGAGTTTCGCCGCTGCGTTCGACAGGTCCTTGGCGGCGCCCTGGAGCCCCGTCGCGGCGCTGTTGAGATCGGCCTTGCTCTGCGATGCCGCCTGCTTGTGCGCCTCGGCCGCCGCGCTGCTGTCGGTCTTGAGTGTACCCGCCGCCTGCCGGATGTCAGCCACCGCCGGGCCGAACGGGCCGGACGCGCGGGTCAGCGCATCGCGCACGTCCGCGCCGAGGTCGCCGAACAGCTTGACCGACAGCGTCTCGGCGAACGCGCGCTTGCGGATGTCGGCCAAGCCCTTCGTCAGGCTCTTGAGCGAGCCCTTGCTGAACGGATCGGCGATGAAGTCGGTGAGAGTGCGCTGGAGGTCGCGGGCGGCCTGGACCTGGATGTCGAAGTTGCGGGCGGTGTCGGCGGCCTGCTGCGCCAGCCGATGCTCGCTGTCGACCAAGTCGGTGGCGAGTTCGACTGCCTTTTCCAGGCTGATATTCTCGGCGTCGCGACCTCGATTGAGCTGGTCCTGAATATCATACGCCCGCGCCATGATTTCCGCGTAGCGCTCGGCCCCGACCGCCCTGAGTTCCTGAAGGGTCTGCTCGCGCTCGATATCCCGCGAGAGGTCGTTGAACGGTTGCTCTTTTGCGGCGGCGGCAGTGGCTCGGTTCGCGGCCTGACCGACCCCGATGGCGTGGTTGAGCGCCTTGGCCTGATCGGCATTGATCGCCTTCTTGGCGAGCGCTTCCTGCACCTTGGCATAGGCCTCGGCGGCGCGGCGGGCTTCTTCGATCTCCGGCGTCACGCGGCGCCAGACGCCGGCTTCCACCTCGAAGACGCCGAGCGACAGGACGATTCGGTCGAGTTCCTCCCGAAGCTGCTTCTGCTCGGTGGCGAGGTGGCGGGCATCGCCGGCCGCTTCGCGCTGTGCGGCAGCACTCGCCTTGATCGAGGCGATATCCTGATCGCGCGCCTGCTTGGCGGCGACGATCTCGGCGGTCGCCTGAGCGTCGTTGATGGACCCCGCTTTCCGCCGCGCCTGGATGTCCTTGAGGGTGGCGGCATATTGCTTGTTGGCGGCATCGACCGTCCCGACCGCAGCGCCGGCGGCCTCGGCATCGGCCTTCAGCTGGGCGAAGGACTTGGCCGCGCCTGTGGTGGCGGTTCCGGCGGCCTGGACGGGCGCGGTTTCGCCCACGGTATCGAGGAACTGCTGATGCGCGATGACGGCGGCGGTGCTGGCTTCGCGATACTGGCGGAGCGACGGGGCAATTTCGTTAAGGATGCGCTTCGACGCGCCGAGTTCCGTAAGCCGGGCGATCAGCTTGTCGCTGGACGGATTGGGCGTGGTGTTGAATTCGCGGAGCGCGCGGCTCGCCTCCTGAAGCTTTTTCGGATCGACGATGCTGGCGACGGCGCGGCCCGCTTGCCCCTCAAAGGTACGTTTGGCCTGGGCGACGAGATCGAGCGCCTCGGTGCGGGTCTTGCGCGCTTGGGCTTGATTGACGAGGTTGATCGCCGCGCCCGCGCCTTTGAGCCTCGCCTCCGCCGTGCCGGCCTTCTTGCTGAGTTCGTCGAGCGAGAGGCCGATGTTGGCGGCGGCTTGCTCGGCGACCGAGCCCTTGCTCGCGAAATAGACCAGTGCGGCGGCAAGCGCGCCGATCGCGACGCCCGCGAGCCCGGCGGGAGAGATGAGCCCGGTGAGCGAGCGCGACAGGATCCCGGTCTTGCCGGCGGTGAGCGCGGCGCTTGCCTCTGCGACCCCGAAGGCGCGGGCGAGGCTCAGGAAGGCGGTGGCGGTCCCCGCGGCCCGCGCACCGGCTGCGATGAGGCCCGGCACCATTGAGACCGCCATCGCGGTCCCGACGCCGACCGCCGCCGCCGAGAGCACGTCCATGTTGCGAGCGACGAAGCTCAGGCTGGATGCGGTGCCCCGCAATATGCCGGTCGAATTCTCGACGGCGAGGCCGAGCTGCGAGAAGCTGTTGCGGACCTGCGAGAGCGATTGGTCGATCGTCACCGGCATCCGGGCGAAGTCGGCGGCGATGTCCGCGGCCATCACGTCGAAGGCGCGGATGACGAGATCGGAAGTAATCTTGCCCTGTGCGGCCAGGTCGCGGAGGTTGCCGATCGTCACCTTGATGCCCGGCACCGCGCCGATGCGGTTGAGGCCCTCGACGAGCTTCACGCCCGCGAGCGTCGCATTTTCGAGCAGCGATCGGAGCTCGTCGCCCGCGAGCTTGCCCGAGCCGATCGCCTGGGCGAACTGCGTCATCGCCGCCGAGGCTTCCTGGCTGTTCGCACCCGAGAGCGAAATGGCTTGCTGGACCGCGGTGAGCGTCGTCTCAAGCTGGCGGTTGGAAAGGCCGAGCTGATCGGCATTGAGCTTGAGCCGCGAATAGGCCCCGATCGTCGCGCCGAGGTCCGCGCGGGAGGCGGCGGCGATTCGTGCGGTGGCGGCCTGTGCCTCGGCGAACTCTTCCTCGGATGAGGTCGCGGCCTTGAGGCGCGCCTGGTAGCCCTGCAGCTCGCGCCCAGCGAGGATGAGCCCGGCGCCCACCGCCGCGGTGCCGATGCCGATCGCCGCCTTCCGGCCGACGCTG